TCCAGAAAGAAATCGGGAGCGCAGCATCGGGCATCAGGTGGACGCTTGGAATGTGGGGATGATGGATCCCTTACGGTCTTTCGAAGGCCGGCAGCTGCCCAGGTTGGTACCGCCACCTCCGGAGCCCGGCACGGCACCTGCACCGGCACCTCAACGCGCACGTACTGGACCTGCGGTTCCACCTTACCTGCACACCCGGCCATCCCCAGCGCCAGTACCAGCCCGCTCCCACCGACGAAGCCACGGATTACGCGGCGTGCCGCCTGGTAAACACCCATTTCGCTCCTACAGGCGTGCGTGTTCAGCAACAGCCTCATAGGCCTAGCTCCTTATCGATGATCGAAGTGGCTGCGACACATTGGTCGCCGCCGGTACGCTCTTGCTGCAGCCGGTTCGCCGCGGCGTAGTCGATGCCTGCGCTGGACCTGGCCTCGCCCACAGCTCTCTCTGCCCCTGCTTGGCGTGCGCTCGCGGCTAGGGTCAGGTCGCCCAAGGCCTTGCCCTGCTCCTGTGCCAGCCCGGCCAGGTTGTCGCGGGCGACGCTGCACTGGGCGGACTTGTCTTGCTGGTCATCAAGCAACGGCCGGAAGTGCCCGGCGGCCGCCCAGACACCAGCCATCATGCCGATCAGGATCAGCAAGCCAGCGCCAGCAATCCGCGTCGCCCAGCCTTTCACGCCGCCCCCAAGAACAGAGCGCGCTCAGCAGACCGCCGGCGGACTAGGCCATCCAGTACCTTCCCGCCAGCCTTGTTCCAACGGGGGAACTGCTCGGCAGCGGCAGCGTAGTTACCCCCATTGAGCAGCCGGCGGAGCGTGGATGATTCGAGGTTGGCCGCGCCCAGGTTGTAGGTGAAGCTCATCAGGGCGTCCCACTGGTTTTGGCTCAGCGGAACGGTAACCAAGCGCTGCACTTCTGGCTCGAAGCGTTGTACGTCGTTCAGCAGCATGCGCTCAGCCTGCTCCTTGCTGATCTTCATACCAGCCTTGACGCCACGGGTGGCGCCATAGCCGATGGTCCAGACGCCGACTGAATCCTGATAGGCCTGCAGGCGCAGACCTTCGAACGACTTGATGAGGCTCAAGCCGCGTTGCGATGTACGCATTGGTTTTCTCCAGACGAAAAAAGCCCGCACTGGGCGGGCTGAGATGACGAAGTGATATCAGGCGGTTGGCGCTTCCGCCTCCGGCTCAGCCGGCTCTTGCACCGTTACGGTCACCGTGGCTCGGTACTCGCTCAGCACCTTGGCCACCAGCACCTGGGCGGCAGGGAACTGCTGCAGGACTTCACGGGCACGGGTATCGGCCTGCTCCTGGGTGGCATACGAAATCAGATTGGCGGCGTCGTAGAGGTTGGTGGCGTTAATAGCTACGAAAGGCATGGGTCAATCTCCAGACAAAAAGAAGCCCGCTCGATGGCGGGCATTGGGTAGTTGGCTTGGGTTCAAGCCTTGGGGTATTGCTGCTTGATCTGCTGCAGGGTCGAGAAAAATGGCTCTGCTTTGGGCATGTGCCCTTGATTCATGGCATGCCACAGCATGTCCAGTTGTTCCTCCACCGGCGGATACTCGGCCGCACGGCGCTTGGTGTGGTCGCACTTATGCTGAATTTTCAACGGTGAATTCCTGATCGCGGTAGGGCCAAAGGCTGACCGTGACGGTGTAGGTGCCCGGCGCCGAAAATCCCAGCTCGATGTCACTGCCGTCAGCGGTGTAGGTTTCGCTCTCGATGTTGACGGCGGCACCT